AAAGAAAGGAGATTACGTAATGGTAATGTGTTGGTAGTAGCAGCTGTATCAGAAATAGCTGCCTTAGAGTTGCCAGTAACAGTAGAACCTGTATTGTCGACCATAGCAGCGTTCAAACCTACGTCAGTAAGTGCGAAGTCACCAATAGTTGTACCAGAAGATACAACAGCTACTTTAAACAATTGGTCCGGGTCGTCGCAAACATACGCAACAGCGTCTGAAGCCGCAGTTGACGCAGGCCAATACTGGGAATAGGTAGGTCCATTAGTCGCATCTGTATAGAAGCAGCCAAGAAACACACCTACAGGAGCCATAGCAGCATCGGGTGTTTCAAACTCGATAGTGCCCGCGGCAGTTAAACCAACAGGGTCGCCAAAAAAGATGTCCGTAGCGTAACCACTAGCAATCGAAATATGTCGATTTGCTCCGTTGTCAGCACGTCCGCCTATTTTACCTGTTGGTTTCAGCCCATAAGGGCCAGAAATGGTAGGGTAAGCCATGAAAAAATCTCCTTAAGGAAAATTAAATTGTTATGACCCTTTACCGAAAGTTACCTTAGAATCACGATCTTTAAACAACGGCATACGTGGATCATTCTCCCGCATAAAACTGTTATCTACAGACTCCATCTGAGCTTTACTGTTACCGTGATAATACTCTTCTCGTTGTTGAACCATATCGTCGGGCATCTTACATAAGATAACCCCGCCAGTTTCAACAAGCCCGGAAGCTAGAGCATTTTTATCAAGCACAGTTCTCATCTCGTCGTGATCTTTAATAGCGCAGGGTTCCCACCCTTCTCTAGTTTTACGAGAGAAGTTAGTAGGATCTTCCACTCCAAGCATGGAGCGGCGTACCCAACGAAAGGTATAACCATCTTGTGGTATAGGATCAGGCAGTAGACTAGCTGGCTGCCATTGTTTTGTGCGGGTTTCATTTTCCCGAGTATCTGTTTCTCGTGGAGCTCGATTCTTATTAGAATTTGACATATTATCCTCTGCTAATTTTTTCTAGCTCACGATAGTAAGCCTCGTTAGACACGCCAAGCCGTTTAGCTATAGCAGCTTGAGACTTATTCAGCACTACCTTCCTACCTTTGGGCGTCCTGCCCACTGGCGCAACAACGGTAGAGGGTTGTTGCTTTCCTTTTGGAGCTCCTCCGAACTTATCGGGGAACACTTCTTTCATGCGAGCGTCTATCCGCTCGTAATAGTGGTCAGTAGAAGGAGGTACTCCTTCCTTAACTAACTTTTGATGTAATCCCAGCGCAAAACTAGTCATCTCATCGTCAGCACCAAACCATTCATTGTTTCCACCCCATTCTTGAGCTCGAGTATCAGGAGGAGGCGGTACAGCGGCCGGTTGTTGGGCCTGTGGTTCATTATATACAGGGTTTTGAGGTTCCTGTAAAGCGAATTGGGGTGTGATCTGCTGTACGCGGTTGTGGTCTATAGTAGCCTCGCTCAATTTATGTTGAGCATCTACTATCTTGTCGGAGTCTCCTTCCTCGTACGCGTCGCGGTATTGCCGCTTAGCCGATTCTATCGCTAAATCAGCTCGCTTCTTAGTCTCTTCTAACGCCCACGCCTCTCCAGTACTAAGCTTCTGACGCAGTGCATTGCGCTCAGCCATTAACTGTTGGGTTAGTGTCGCCGCCTCATCTCTCTCACGGGACGCTGACTCTTTAGCTCGACGCTCATCGTGCCACGCCTTCTTCATCTGCGATATCCGTTGCTGAACTTTAGTGGAATAATTCTCCACTTCAGTCGAATTATCTAGTTCTTCCAGCTCATCCGATATCTTCTTTGGTAGGGGGTCATGATCCCGGTCTTTCTCCGGAGTGTCATCAGAGACCTCTACTACCAGATCCTCTTCCTCTTCCACCTCAGCCGTGGGTGGGGTCTCTATCTCGTCGCCGACAATATACTCAGTATCAGCGAAGATGTCTTCGTTGGCTTGTGCCATACATTATCTCCTAAATGCGGGAATATCCCGTTGGGTCTACAACTACTGCTTCCACAGAGTCGTCATTAATTAAGCGGAACATCTCTTTTCCGTGTATCTTAAACCTAGTGCCGGAATAAGCTCTTATAAGAATATGATCCCCTACTTTACAATACGGGCCAGTAGGAAACTTACTCTTATCTTTGTATGCGTCAGGGCCCATATCTACTACTTGAACTACCATAGTAGAGATCTCTTCGTTCTTCATTACAACGTCTGACTTTATTATGCCGCTCTTGTACGTGTCCTTAACATCAGGAAGCGATACTAACAGGTGGTACCCCGTCGGAGTTGGCACGTTTTCAGCCGTTAACGCCGGAGGCGCATCATGTTTAGTTTCTGCATCATATCTTTCTTTCATATTTTTATCCTAGTCTGCGTCGTTGTCTTCATTGTAGCGTTCAACGATGTCTAAAAGCGCGCGCTCAGCCTCAGCCAGCCCACGAATGACGCCAGTCATATGGCGGTAGTCCCCAAAATCTTTAGCCGAATCATTGGCTAGGCTATCAGCCGCGCGGTCCATAGCGTCTCGAAGCTCCGAGCGGTAGTACTCCGCGAATTGTTTTATCATACATCTCCTCCTTTCCGTGATTTAGTAACATCAATATTCATTTTAATTCTTTCTCTCTCATCTTTCATCAGAGACTCTTTGGCTTTAAACGCTTGATCCACGCGTTTCTGACGATCCTGCGTAGTTAACCTCTCTTTCTCTAGCTCGTTGTTCATTAGCGAACTTTTGGCTTTATATGCTTGATCTACCCTAGAACTAGTAGACGCGTCGGTTGCCTTAGCTGTGTCAAGCTCTTGCTCCATCAGAGCTTTCTTCGCTTTAAACGCCTGATCTACTTTAGTTGTCGCTGCCTGACCATCTATCTTAGCGGCCTCAATTTGAAGTTTAGTAGAGTCAATCTGGTGATCTAGCTCGTCTTTCTTCATTTTCCGCTGTAATTCGCCCATTTGCACCTGCATTTCATGCTGTTGCATCTGGACTACCGGGTCGTTAGCGCGTTGTTGCGCCTGTTTAGCCTGAATCTCTTGAGTATTAATGCCTAATACCTTATTCCCTGCTTCAGCCATCAATCTAGAGAGTGAAGCCTCTGCCTCTTCAGGGAGCGGTTGGTTTGGTGGTGGTAGTTGCACACCTAGCTGTTCTTCTACCTGCTGTCTGTATTTAAACGCTAAATGCTCATTTACATGCTCCATTCCCGCCGCAAGCTTAGCCTGAGCGCTCGGCCCCTGCATATCTAGGGCTTCCCGGATCTTAGGATCCTGCCCAAATGCCATATGCGATGCAATATGCGAATCGTGGTCCTGATATAGGAACGCTTTAACCGGTTGACCGGTAAGTAGCGCCATATTTTCAGAAACTGGGTCCATAGGTTCTTGATCGTCCGTAGTTGGGACTAACTTATCAGCGTTTTTAATGCCTAAAGTCTCAATCATCTGTCTGTGGAGGAGGGGAAGGTCGTAAATCTGTGGTGCAGACTGCGCTAACTGAAGCGCGGACTGATATTGAGCGATTCTCTGGCTCATTGTTGACGCGTTAGGGTCACTGACGGGTATAACCTCGACCATTCCGTAGTCTTTTTGCCTAGCTAGTGGGCCTTCGTCCCCTCTAGCGTCATATTCATACTCTGCTGGCGCGTTATCACGCATGATTCCCATTAACAGGTACAACTCGTGCTTCATAGCCGCATGGACCCGCGACTGAATAGCCGTCATAGTCTTCAAAGTGCGTTCTAAGACCGCTAAAGTTGACCCAACTGGCGCATTTGGCTGCATATCGGCGACGTTCACGTCACTTACCGCAGCGAACCTCCGTCCTTCTGCCACAATATTCTCTAACAGCGAATAGAGTACTGCCGATGGCTCTTTAAATGGCAGTGGCATGATATTGTCACGGATTGTACCTACTGGCACGTCCACATCCCGGAACTCGCCCGGTGCTATGGGCATATCCCCGCCTTTTATTCTCAACCCACGAGTTCTGAAACCCCCGGGTAGGTTGGACAGCGTCCCTGCGTCCACGAGCTGCCTCAAAATCGAAGTAGCCCCTTTTGCGAACCCACCAACTAGGTGAATAAGCCCAAAACCGTAGAACCCAAACCCCGGAATGTAGGTGTAATGCGAGAAATGGATCCGTTTTTTCTTCTGGTCGTCATCTTCACGCCAGTTTCTGTATATAGACAGTATGGTATTAGACCCCTTATCTATAGTAACAATGTATGGCAGCTCTATGCCGGTCTCATCGCCATCTTTATCTTCGTCCTCGAACCCTTCTAAGTCTAACTCACAGTGAATTTCGAGCAGTGTGTAACGGTCATCACTATCTGAGGTGTACCCACCCAGTGAATCTTTACTATCCGCTATGTCATCTCTGTCCGCTACAGGATCACCCATCTCAACATCTCTGTAGAACCCGCTGACCTGCATCTTTCTCACTTCATTGCGCGACTTCTTCATCTTGTGAGTATATCTCTGCGCTGAAGTAAGGTCTGACGCCCCATAACTGACTACAAAGTCCTCCGCCGGCACGAACTGAGACACAGGTCGGCCCAATGAGGGGTCATAATAAGTCTTTTTGAACGCTGAACCCGCAATCGGCAAGTTCCACAGCATTCTCTCATGCTCCGATCTATAGTCAGTCATCTTACACACCAACTGATAGTTCATATCTTCTTTGACGCGCGCCGCCGCCTCGTTCTTCTCTCGGGTCTCTTCCCCCAGCACGATAGTTTTGACCGGCCCCTGTGGTGGGAATGTCTCTACTATAGTCTCGGACTGAAATTTTACTACCGCCTCAGCCAACAGCGGGTGATAAACCCCGAATGCCCCTTCCCACGGCTCGTTTCTGTCCTCAATTTTTAGCCCCAACAGCTCTAGCCCGTTTTTTAGTGTATCTTCCCATTCCGCCCGCGACCCTAAGTCTGCGTCGTACGCCTCTAACAGATCATCACTAATGCCAGCCAGTATGTCGTCGTCTAGCTCTTCGGCGAGGTTAGCTCCAAACTCATCCTCATCTTTCCCGGGCTCGATCACGATCTCCATATCACCCATACCTATAGTCACACTTTCCGGGTCGACAATCTCTATCTCCAACGCATCTTCAGCTGTGTCCATCATAGCCACCCCTTGTGGTGCCTCATATAGTGCTTTTTCTATCGCCATAATATCCTCTTTACTGATAATTCAGTTAATAGTACGCAGCTCTGGGTGGCTGCCAATAGTCGTCCTCGTCCATATCTCTGTCGGATGGCAGGGAAATAAATCCTCCCGTGCGGAACCGCATCAGCGCATATACTGTGCTGTCCACCAGATCATCATGCGGCATCGCTGGGAACCCACATACCTCATCTACAACTTCTTCAGCCCACCGTCTGTTGACAGGGTACCACACCATTCCCGACGCGAATATGTCTGATACCGCATTTAGCCTAGCTACTTTATCCCCGCTAGCCCGTGTGGGTGTTATCTCTTGCACTGGCAGCCCACTTCTCCGCAGCTCTTGGTACAGCGCTGTACCCGCACTTTTCTTCTCCACCACGAACCAATCTGGCTCCCACTCTTTATACTCTGCGTATGCCAACGCCTTAAGTTCTGGAAACTCTAGCCGCTGCTTAATACTGTTTAATAATATTATGGCCGCCTGCTTCTCGCCAGTCTCGTCGTTTCTGTA